TCTTAGTTCTGTTAGTCAGAAACGTAAAGTCATTGACAGTAAGGGTTTGTATATCTTCATCACTTGTATGTTGAAGGTAAGCTTTACCATTACCATTGACAGTCATTTCATTACCATCACTACAACGCCACATCCTGACGTGACCGTCATTAGCTTGACCAGTATTTCTTATGACTTGTCCTATATATTGTTCGTTCTCATCTCTGTAGTAATGGAACCACTTACCTGTGGTATGTGAGTTAAGAGTTCCATCACTCAAAGAGTCTATATATTTTCCCCCGGGACGCTTCATCAAACCATGTGTTACATCAGGTAAAACATTGTCTGCAACATTAACTTGTCCCGGAACTTTTAATTCGTCTGGCTGTTGGGAAACGCCACCAGTTAATGTAGGTACTAATTGTGTAACACTTGCCATTATCTAATAAGAGATTTGTAAGGTTGGTATGATCTGTAAACACTATTCTTCGGCCAACCTAAGAAGGAGTGATCGCCTTGGTTGCATTCGTACTCCATGAGAGCTGCTCTTGCTAATCCCTCTTGACCTTGTAATAGTTTTACTAATTCACTATTGGCTACTAACTGTGTAGCTGCTCGGGTAGATGCTCTTGCGATGATGTATCTCTGAAAGACAGAAGGTATATCTTCAAACGCATAAAGGTACACCACATCTAATTCCAAGTCATGGTCAAAGACATCGGTGTGAGTTACTAAGTCATATAGTTTTCCATTCCTCTTAACGAGGTCCATATTCCTATCTGCTTGACCGTCATTCAGGTCGTAGCGGAGATAGTTAACTGGGATGGTTATGTTCCCATTAGCATCTGGGCTAACTTTAATATGTTCTTCTGTATTGAAATGCCATCCCTCATTTAAAATATCCTTAGTGACTTCAGTCAGAATATTATAGATAAATGAAATTTCAGGATTAGGATTTATTAAAACTCCTGAAGAATTTTTTAGTTCAGTTATCGGGGCTTGCCCTATGCTACCCAAGATAGAATTAACTGCGGATAGTTCGGTATCGGTTGCTATTGGTGTAGTCATAGATAAAAAAAAAGGGACCCGAAGGTCCCGTATAAATGTATAAATTAGAATGCAGATGGTGCAGTTGCGCCAACATATAATTCTACAGCAGCTGCTGGGTTTAGGTAGTCTGCCCCCATAGCTAGTCTGCCAAGGATAACATCGCCTTGGTAAACAACGGATATATCTCCGCTTGTTACTTGTACCTGAGGACCGATTGCTTCTACTACACCAGCGGCTTCCTTCTGGAAGATTAATCCACAAGACTTAGAGCCCACTTCAGTAGCAGTACCATAGTCGTTGTTGATTCCAGCTGTTGCACCTGATGCGTTCTCAAGTGTTTTACCAATTCTGTCTCCCATGTTAGATGGTGAGGTCTTACCTGTTGTTCCACCGAAAGCAGTACCATACTTACCTAAGAACGGAATGTTCATAGACTTGTAAATGTGTATGCCAGCGATTTCTACAACGCCATTACCACTCTGTAATGCAGAACCTTGAACGTCTCTGTTAACAAGACCGTTAGATGCTATATCAGTTATAAGTGCGTAGTACTGACGAGGGTTAAGAACCGCACATCTTCCCTGTGAACTTACGCCCTTTTCATCTAAGGCGGCAGCAGCATCATAGAATGCTGTTACTAAGTTGCCTGCGTTGAATGCGTCAGAATCATTAGTTGTTGAACCAACTCTGATCTGTGTTCCACCGGGTTCTTTGAAGTTAGTCTTCGTGATTGGAGAAGCTTGTCTTGCTCCTCTTGTGATTGCTCTGAAGATGAGCTTGTCATACTTCTCTGCAAGTGCATATCCAATCTTACGTGAGATCTCTCCTCTCAACTCGAAGTGTGCTAGTGTTTCATCTAGCTCATATACGAAAGCTGAACTGATTAATAGATCGTCAACTGTAATTGTTTTCTCTGCAACTGGAGGTGCTCCGTCGCTGTTACCTAATATGCTATTTCCGGGAGTATGATACTCGGCAGTAGTTGAACCAGTATAAATGAACTGTAAACTCTTACCGTTTTTCAATGTTCTCTTCATTACCATGTCACGAGCGATTGTCTCGTGCTGGAATCCTTTAAACATCTCTCCACTAAACAGCTTTAAGTAAAGGGCGCGTGCGTCACCAGCTGAATTATTTTGTCCCTGACGAGTTAGATTGGTCGTTAGGGTACTATCCTGATGTGCCATTTATTTAGCTTAAAGTTAAGTGTATATTTGATCGTTCACGTACGTAAAAAGTTGTGAGTCTTAGTTGGACTCATTGATATTTGTGGTCTATCCCACCGTCTAGACGGCTGATGAGTATCCGCGTACGGGTCAAAAGCCAGATTGATAAGGGAGGACTTGCACCTCCCAGTCGGCTTACCGATTATCTTTTTGTGTATGTGATGCCACGATACTTAAGTAAAGTTTCTCTTTTAAAATCTTTCTGCTCTTTGAGTCGAGCTTGCAATTCTACTTGAGTCATAATTCACTCCAGTACCAAAGCCCCGTTCCATGCTTTGGAGTCATGCGTCCCGTTAGGGATGAACGGACGTGGCATTAATAGGAGGGCTCTCCCTCTGGTTCTTTTCCAGTCAATGCTTCCTCAAGAGATTGATACTCTGTCGTGTCTGTGGACTCCTTTTTCTTTTCGGGTTCCGGGGTAAAGCTTGTGACGGAAGCTCTCATTGTTTCGTTCTGGTGCGCCAATTTTATAAAATCTATTAGGGTTTTCGTTGTGTAAGTTGTTTGGATGAGGATGTATCTTGTTATGTGTATCTACAAATACATCCAAAGCCATGCTGATTCGTATCCGATCTGTTGGGTTTGGTCGGACATGATGAGTCAACATACTGTCATTGATAATCAAAGTACCTCTCTTACTTTCAAGTAGTACTCCGTCGTAATTCGTTCCTATCAATGGGTCCCCATCAAGGAATAAATTACAAGTATAGAAACCGAGTCCGTGTTCATGGTCGGTAATACCTTCGCCTTTTCTGAAAGTGTTAGCCCAGCATTGAGCAACACAATCTCCAAACAGTTCTTTTAATTTTGGAACTAAAATTCTTCCCGGCTGATAGTAGAGGTAATTAAAATGAACCCACCTACCAGTCAAGCTATCCTCGCTTGTCCCTTCATATGTGTCAGAGCCGACTGATTTAACCCAGTCTTCACTCTCTAAAATAAACTTAGATAACTCATCACACTCTGAAGGCGAGATGAAATCATCTATACAATATAGAACATTCATTAGTTGTAGGTGGTGCTATACCATTCCAATGTCTGACGACACCGGAAATGATAAAGCAGTTTGTTAATAAGGTTAAGTAGATTAAGAATTTATTAACCAATTTGTGGTGCAGTTAATGCTACTTCAGTAGACTCAGCTGAAGCTAAGTCAAGTGGGAAGTTGTGAGCGTTACGCTCGTGCATTACTTCAAAGCCAAGGTTCTGTCTGTTCACAATGTCAGCCCATGTAGGGATAACTTTGCCATTAACATCTACTACTGACTGGTTAAAGTTGAAACCATTTAGGTTAAACGCCATGGTGCAAATGCCCATAGAGGTTAGCCATATGCCAACAACCGGCCAAGTAGCAAGAAAGAAATGTAGAGAACGGCTATTATTGAAACTCGCATATTGAAAAATTAATCTCCCAAAGTACCCGTGTGCAGCGACAATATTATATGTCTCTTCATCTTGCCCAAACTTATAGCCATAGTTCTGTGAGACCTCCTCTGATGTTTCTGCAATAAGTGAGGAAGTAACAAGACTTCCGTGCATAGCAGAGAAAAGAGATCCACCGAATACCCCAGCAACACCAGCCATATGGAATGGGTGCATAAGTATATTGTGTTCCGCTTGGAATACGAACATGAAGTTAAAAGTACCAGAAATACCAAGAGGCATACCATCACTAAAACTCCCTTGCCCAAATGGGTACACGAGAAACACAGCCAAAGCTGCTGATAGTGGTGCTGTATATGCTACAAATATCCATGGTCTCATTCCTAGTCTGTATGAAAGTTCCCATTGTCTTCCTGCATACGCTGCTACTCCTATTAAGAAGTGGAAGATAATGAGTTGATAAGGTCCGCCATTATATAGCCACTCGTCCAAAGTGCCGGCTTCCCATATCGGGTAAAAGTGCAGTCCAATTGCATTGGAGCTAGGGACTACTGCTCCTGAAATAATATTGTTGCCGTATAGAAACGAGCCAGCAACGGGCTCACGTATGCCATCTATATCTACAGGCGGTGCTGCGATGAAGGCGAGTATAAAGCATGTTGTTGCAGCTAGTAAGCAAGGAATCATAAGTACTCCGAACCAACCTACATAAATGCGGTTCTCTGTACTTGTTACCCACTCGCAAAACCTCTGCCAGTTACTTGTGCTCTCTCTTGTTACTGAGATTGCTGCCATTAGAATATACCGGGAACGATTTGTCCAGTTGTTACGTATGCGCCGACGGCTGCTACGAATCCGAGCATTGCTGCCCAGCCATTAAATCTTTCTGCTTCTGGTGTCATTAGTTTTTGTTTTGGTAAGACCTCTATTGGAGGTTCGTAAGGGTATTCGTTATAAAGTAAAGTATCTAAATCTTTAGTTTTCATAGTAAATATGTTGGTTTAAATATTCGTAAGAAGTTAATTGATTAGAAGCGTGGTCGATGTAGTTGTTCACGTCCCTGTAAAAGTTATCTATTTTAAAATCAAAGTTTTTAATTTGATCTTTAGATAAACAGGAGTAGTCTTGACCAGCTGCTACAGAGAGAGCTGATACATCTTCGTGTCCATATCTTCTATCCTCATATACTTCCTTCAAGAAGTTTCGATAGTTAAAATCGGATGCGGTCTGGTAGTCCCAATTAATATTGTCAGCTATATATCTCCAGTAGTTACTATCATCTCGAAGTGAGAGTACGTAATGCTGTTCAACAAAGAACCTAAACTTGTCCAATGTCTCAGCATTTCTCACGTTGTACATATCCCTGTCTACCTGAGTTACTCTCAAGTTTCTTTTAGATAGTGCTTCGGCTAATGCAAAAATACTGTGTAATGTAACTGAAATATTAGTGGCTTCTAGGGGTTCAGTAAAACCATATGCTGCCCCTACCGCGATCACGTTATTAATCCATCCTTCTTTAAATCTTCCGGTTTTAAATCTGATCTCTTGATAGTCAAGCTCGCCATACAATTTGAAGAACTCATCCTGTATGACCTTACTTGTGTCGAAGTTGCTGGAGTGAACATAACCTACAGACCTGTGGGACCATAGTGGTATGTCAAAACACCAACCATTCTTTAATGCTATTGAGTCTGTGTAATTCTTTAGTTCAATATCCTTATTTGTATAAGGTATCTCTGCTTTAAAGACAGTATCATTTAGCAATGTTTTATCGTAAGAAATCCATTCAGCTCCCATAGCATTACCTATTAGTAACGCTTTGAAACCTGTGCAATCAACAAAATAATCAGCGAAGTGAGTTCCCTCATCGCAGAGTAATGCTCTTATAGTTCCTCGTTCATCTTGAATAGTATCTCTACAGTTATCTTTAACTATCTCTACTCCATTTTTTCTGGCGAAGTTTTCAAGGTAGTTGCTTAACTTAGTAGCATTAAAATGATACGAGTGAATAACATTATCTCTTATCTTGTTGTAGTGAAGCAATGCTGCTTGGTCTGGATTAAAAAAGAATGCTGATTGATCTGGTGTGAGATTACATAAGTCTTTAGCTATGAACCATTCGTTAGTATCTACATGAGATTTCCCGAATGGGTTAAAGTAACAAGTTCCAAAGTTAAAGTCCTGAAATCTAACTCCAAGTTTATAAGTCGCATCGCATTCTTTCATCCATTCAGTCTCTTTTATTTCAAGAAATTCAAAGAGCTTTCGTATAGGTAGTTGAGTACTCTCGCCTACAGCAAGTGCTTGCTTGGATGGATTATGTATAAGCTTTATCTGTAGATCACTATTGTATTTGCTGAGGATAGCAGCGGTACTAAACCCTGCTAAACCTCCGCCCAATATACAGAGTCTCATTTCAACATTTCTTCTATAAGTTTTTGCTTTCTCTTTTGAGCTTGAACAAACTTAGCAGCTGGTGCTTTATTTTTTTTATTTATAAGAAGTTTTTCAGCTGCGTTAAGTAGTGGATTCTTCTTCTTTTTCTTAGAAGTTGACATTTGATCTGTCCAGTTTGCGAATGATATCTTCCCGGTAAGCTGGGTCATTGTCATAACGAGGGTCTGCCATTGCAGCTACTAACTCAGCTTGACTACGGAATGTATCTGTACTGGTCTTCGCTGGCTTACCTGTCAATGTTCTACCTTCGTAACCATTAGCATTGTCAAATTGTGCTTTCAAACCAGCAGCTGCCAGCTTGATTGCTTCCTTATTACCAGTACTAATTAGTTGATCGAAAGCATCAGTCTGTTCCTTAGGTAGGTTCTCGCCTGCCCATGAAACTACATCGTTATATCCTTTCTCTCCACCTAGAGAGTTCTGCACATCATTAATATCAGCATCACTCATGTCTACCTCAGCTGCTTCTGGAGCTGGAGCATTCTTAAGTGACTGTAGATATGCTGAAACTAATTCCTTACTACTCATAGAAGAAAACTTTTCTATAGTCTCTTCAGATAGGGACTGATCTTCACTAGCATAGAACTCTTCTGATGCTGTTGAAATCAAATCCATGTGAGGATTAGATTCTTCTTTTACTTCTTCGGTGGTTTCTTGATCTTCTTGTACGCCATCTTCTTGTGTTCCTAATTTTTTTTGTAGTTCGAGGTAAGCACTCTCAAGATCTTTAGCATCTTTATACTTACCAGCAAGAAGATTATCTTCAGCTTCTTGCATCTCTTCTCCCACCTTGAGAGAGTCCTGCTCTTCTGGAGTCAGGACCTCACTCTCTGGGGAGTTATCCATAGTTAATGTTTCTGACATTATTATTCTGTAGGTGGTACTTCTTCAGGTGGTACTTCTCCGCCCTCTTCCATGATCTGTGGATTCTTAGTTGGGTCCATCAATGGAGTACCAGCTAGTTGTCCAGCTTGATCTAGTAGAGATTGCTGTTGTGCCATCTGTTGTTGTTGCTGCATCTCTTGATCTAGTTGCTGTTGAGTCTTGATTAGATTCAATACATCTATACCTTGAGCTGCTGCTAATCTTTTAATTGCTTCAAGTGGTTCTACATATTTCATCAAAGCTTCTGGACCTAATGTCTGAGCAATAGTTCCAATAAACTGAGTCAAGGATTCTCTATCCTGACCTCTACCTAAAGCATTAATACCAGCAACGATAGTAGGTTTAACTATATCTTTTGGTAGCTTTGGTATCTCATTACTTCTCTGTAGTACCAGTAAGGTTCTGTTCAGATAAGGTAGTAGAAATTCTACAGTTAATAAACTGAAGATACCGCCGAGCTGTTGCTCTAGTTCTAACTGTGTAAGTCTGACTTCTTCAGCGGTTACTCTCTCAGCGTTTCTTATATTCATTACAAGGAAAGCTTCAAGTAATCTTTTCTCTACTGTCTGTACCATGTTCGCAGCTGTTGCGAAGTCTGCTGTCTTACCAACCTGAACTACCTGTACGTCTTCTGCTCTTCCTTGTACGATAGCTCCAGAGCCCGCCTTAGCTATGGTCTGGGGTTTAGTTGTACTGGAAGGAGAGACAAGAAATATAACTTTTGCTGCTGCTGCGCTTCCCTCAACGAGGGCTTGAGATAATCCTTCTAATGTTTTCAGGTCTCCAAGGAACTCTTCAACCCTACCTCTTCCGTAGTCTTCTCCATCAACCGTATTGAATCTCAATACCAGCCAAGGACTTGCACTCTTCGGTGCAGTACTACGACTCTTAGGTAAGATCTTTCCAAAAGCTTCTTGATACCATTCCCATCTACCATCTTTAAGTTTGACATGTGTATAAACTTCAATGTCATCCTTCTCCTTATGCTGACTCTCATCTTGCACGAGGTTAGGTTGTGGTTCAGGTACCTCAAACTCTAATACCTTTCTACTTATTAATTCTTTAGTGACTATCTCTAAAACGTTACCATTACCATCACGGTTAACGACATACCTTGAGAGTGGGAAAGACTTTAAGCCATCCTTGCCCATAAATAAAAGAGCATTGCCCCCTACTATTAGATGCTTGAGTGCCTGATGTATAGTCACTCGATCATTTGAAGCAGCAATGTAATCCATGATCATCTTCTCAATCTTTGAGAAAGACAAATCAAGTTCTCCTTTTATCTTAGGGTCGTTAGATATTTCTCCTAGCTTATCTTCCTTAACCTGTAGCTTAAAGAAGCTAGTCTGTGGTGGCAGAATTGCAAGCATTAATTTTGCTGCAAGAGTCACTACACACTTAGCTCCTACTGATTGCCAAGGTACTCTTAAGGATTCGTGGTTTGGTCTAGACGATGTATCGTCCTGTATAAGGTATGGCAACGTGAGTTCTGAACAATCAATCGCTTTGTCTAGGAACTGTCTCCTGTCATTTGATAGATGATTGTATCTCTCACGTGCTGTCTTCATTTATTAAGTCCTCCAGCTGGACCTGACTGTCCAGTATTTACACTTGGTTTAAGAGGTACTCTTAGCTGTGAACTACCTCTTGCATACTCCCCTTTAGCTTTCTTACTCTTAGCTCTTCTTACCTGTGGATTTACATCCTGCTGAACTGGTTCAGGTGTAGGTAATGGAGCTGGAGGTGCTGGTGGCGGAGTAGGTGCTGGTGGTAATGGAGCTGGTGGTGGCGGTGCAGGGTTTCCCCCTCCAAAAATACACATTAGATTTCTTCCTCCATAATTGATCGTATATATTCAATGACGCTGGCTTGTCCAGCGCGGTACATAATAGTATTTATGTCTTCCTTCGGATGGATTGGTTTCCAACCAAAATTTTCCTCAAGTTTATCTATCAACTTGTCCAACCTATCGTTGTGAAGTCTAAGAGTATTGAGGGAGATTTCTGTTGTCATGTTCAAAAAATGCTGGCATTCTTCCAGCTCTGGTGTCAGATAATTGCGGTGCTTTACCTTCATACATAAGTCGATCACTACATTCGAGCCAAAATTTTTTGCTCAAATATTTATCGTCATGTACTTGATTTAAAGGTTGCATTATCCAGTTAATTGTTGCCTTCCTTAGCATGTCTAGTGACTGACTAGGTTTTAGACCTAGCTCTGCACAGACTAGAGAGTTAGTCGCCACGTGGACTTGTTCGTCCCGGGAGATGTCTGCTGAAACTGTTGCCAGACCAGCGTCTCCGTTGAATCTAAAGAATGGTAGGAGAACAAAGAAGATTGCTCTCTCGATTACCA